ACCGATCATGCTGCGTCCGCTGTCGTTCTTGAGTGCCACGATCATGCCCCAATAGTACCGATAGGGGAACGGCAGTCAAACTGTCCTGCCGCCGCATCCCGCAGAATCCGCCTGCTTTCGCCAATCCGAGAATCGCAGTCCCAATACCGCGACAATCGAACGAGCGGACGAAAGTAGGAGCGGAGGGCATGGGAATACGGAACTCGTACACCCTGTACTTCTGTATACTACTTCCACAACACCAAAGTGGAGGCAGTGAAATGACGATTCGTGAGCTTTTGATCGACCGATACGCACCGCTGCACAACCTCTCGGCACGCAGCGTGATTCTGTTTGGGCACAGCATCGACAGGCTGCGTGACTTTCTTGGACGTGAGCCGCTTGTCACCGACTTCGATGACCTGGCCATCGCCAAGTTCCTGCGATGGCGGGCCGTCACGCCGCATCGCGGCAGGATCTGTGCACCGGCCAGCGTGGCGAAGGACAAGGCCCACCTCAGTGCCTTGTGGAACTTCGCCGCCAGGAAGCGGATCGCCGCAGAGTTCCCAGACCTGCCACGCCTGAAGGTGCCTACGCGGCCACCAAAGGGCTACACGGTGGCGGACGTGTCTTCGCTCGTCAGGGCAGCCAGAACGGCACACGGCTCAATTGGTAGCGTCCCAGCCCCATGGATGTGGATGACTTTGATTCAGTCGCTCTGGTACACGGGCGAGCGTATCGGCAGCCACCTGCGGCTGCGGTGGTCCGAGGTGGATCTTGACGCCTGCCGGCTCACGTTCCTCGGCGAGACCCGCAAGGGTGGCGTCGAGACGATCCAGCGGGCGATTCACCCAGACCTGGCCAAGCAGCTGCGTCGCTACCGCAGGGCGGATGCCGACCTCGTCTGGCCTTGGCTCGAGCACCGCCGCCAGGAAAGCCTGTTCCAGACGTTTCGGCTCATCTGCAAACGGGCTGGCGTCAAGCCGATGGGCTTTCATGCCATCCGAAAGGCGTCGGGTTCCTACGTGAAAGCAGGGGGCGGCGATGCCACGGACCACCTGGGCCACGCGAACCCGAAGACCACGAAGGATCACTACCTGGACACCACCATCACCGGGCAGCAGTCGGCCCTGGACTTCCTCCCGCCTCTGGACCTGAACGAACCGCCTCAAGGCGGCGATAGGCCAGCGGCTTGAACGTGCGTTCAGTTTCCTTTGCACATCCGTACGGATACGGTTCAACTCCCCGAAAGGAGGGACGGTATGCCGAAGCGAAAGAGCGGTTGCGGTAGAGTCCTGTTGATCGCGTTTGGTCTCTTTATCGGCACTGGGTTTGTGGCCGGCTTGCTCAATCCTTCAAGCACTAAGGCGAAGAGGGCTGCCAAGAAAGCGGCAGCCGAAACGCAAGAGCCGCAGCAATCGGACCCGATCTTCGAGCACGGGTTTCGCGTTGGCTACGGAATGGCAAAGACAGGAATGATCAAGCCGGACAGCGCCCAGCTGGACGCGATGGCGAGGCAGTCCGCGTTACAGATGGGCCACAGTGGCGGGCTTGGATTCAAGATGCAGTGGAAGCAGGGCTTCTCGTTGGGCTGGAGCCAGGGAGATTGACGTATGTCAACCGGGCACGGCGGGAGCAGCTCGGGGAAAGGAGACCCGCGCCGCTCAACCGCCGGCCCGGCTCAATCTCCACGAATGTGGCTAAGGCACGGCCGCTCATCCCGCTGTGCAATCGTCACAGCCAGCTTGCCCTTCACCCGCGAGAGCTCCGCGAGCAACCGCATGACGTGGCCAGCGAGCGTGCCAGCGGTCCCGGTGTAGGCACCCTGGAACCGGCGAGCGTCGAACTCGCACTGCTGGAGGTAGGCGTCGGATAGGGGCTCGGTCATCGCCCTTCCTCTTCCATCTTGATCAGGCAGATCAGCGCCCAGTTGGCTGCATCAAGCAGGGCATTCGTCGGATCGACGGGCTGGCCCTGGGCATACTTCTGCATCCGCACGACGCAGTCGCTCAGGTCACAGAGAGCCCGCCGCCAAGGTTCCACGCCGCACTTCGCCGAGGCGGTGACGTTCTCGAAGGCGTCCTCGGCACCGCCGTACTGGGCGGTCTTCTCGTGGTGCAACGCACGCAGCCGCTCCAGGGCGTCGAGCCACTCGGCACTGCCGTTGGTGCTGTGAGGCTTCGCGAGCCCGTCGCCACGCAACCGATGCTGCTCAAGCAGGTGCTGAACGTACGGCCCGTCTGCCATCCTGTCCCACTCGGAATAGGTCTCGCTGGCGTGTTGCGAATCCTCGGTACTTGCGACAATGTTCCGAGGTTCTGTCGCGGGCTGCGACACGTAGCCCACCATCTTCGGATCATCCTTCGGCGTGGCTTCCAGCCTGGTCTTCACTGCTGCCCGCATCGCGTCGTTGGCCGCTTCGAGTGTCGTGCTCATGGCATTCCTTTTTCTGGAAAATGGAAAGCATGCTGCGTGCGTCAAGCGTCGTCGTTGTCATCACGCGGCGAGTCGTGGAACGACGCACGCAACTCCGTGCTGTCCGTGTTCCATCGCAGCAGCATCCACCAGCCGCCAAGCGGCCGAGCGCTCATGCCTTTCTCGACAGCCCAGCCATCGGTCAAGCACTCTTGCTTGTAGGCCGCTGAGCGGACGAGGTGCATCGGCCGAATACGTGGAATGCCGGTAGGTGATAACCGCTGCCGGCTCGCCTCAATGAGCGTCCGCTGGTGCACGTGCCCGGCGTGGATGCAGTCGGCGTCAACGTCCACAAGGTATCGGCTGTAGTCGATCACACCTCGAGTGACAGGGCCGCCTCCGCCGTAGCCGTGGTGGTACCAAAGTCGATATAGAGCCGAGCTGGTTTTGCCGTTCTTGGCACGAAACAGAATCCACCCCGAGTAGCCAGAGTGCCGCACCTTGGAGCCACGCACCCGCAGCTGCTCCACGAGCCTGGTGGTAAGGCACGTCTCCATGCGTTTCCGCACGGCCGTCTCGTGATTGCCTGGCGTGATGAGAGCCATCTGCTCGCGGTACGGCTCCAGCCATTCGGCACACTGCGTCACGATGTCGTCGTAGTAGTTGCCACGCTGGAACTCTGGTCGCACGTCCCACTTGCCGTTGCTGCGGGGATCGTACTTGCCGCCCATGGCGTCAAAGTGGTCGCCGATTGACAGCACAGCGGCGTTGAGTTCTTTCGCCTTCTGTAGATCCGCCTTCAACTTCTCGCGGTTGCACTTGGTCGAGTCCCAGTGCCAATCGCTGGAGAGCAAAACCCATAGGCGAGTCTGGAAGTCGATGCGAGTGACGCCGCCGTCAAGCGACGTGACGAGCCACGGATCGGATGCGTTCTTCCGGCGAAACGTCCCGGCTGATCTAGCCATCCGCCACCTCCCTATAGCCAAGAGCCCACAGAACCTTGGCAATATCCTTGCCCTGCTGCTCTACGTGCTCTTCGCTCTGCGTCGGGTTCAGCGCGTGCAGCAGCTCGTGCACCAGCACCTCGAGCTTCTTCCGCCCACGCATGCGGGCGTCAAGGATGATTCGCGGGTTCTTCGCCTTCTGCGAGAACGTGTACCCGTAGGCTGCACCCTTCAGCGTGGTAAACCGAATGAGCCACCGCTCGTCGCCGTTTAACGTGAAGACGTGATCGTCGGGCACTGCGTCACCTCGTGGCCGCCATGTACAAGCCGACGTTCGCAAACGCATAACCCAGGTACGCGATGGCCAGGCCCGATTTCCCATGCCACGCAAGATCCGCCGCGACGTAGGCGTAGACGAAGCCAGTGAGTGCGATGAGCCAGCCAGCCATGGCGAGAGTCCTTTCACCCGCCACCCTAGCGGGGGCGTCAACCGATGCCGAGATTCCGGCCCAGGCTGTTCAACGCTTCCTGCCGCTTCTTGCAGCCGCAGTCCTTGATGCCTACCTTGCTGGCCACGGCTTGAACCCGCTCCTTGGTGACGCCGATGGCGTCGAGCCCGGCGGCCACCATGTCGCCCAGGCCGGGCTTCGCTCGCGGCTTGCTGGTCTGGCAGGCGTGATACGCCGTGCCAGCTTTTGCGTGCGTCGCATAGCCGCACGGGCAGACGCACTTCCAGCCGTCACTGTGCGGCGTGCAGGTCATCGGCGTCAGTTGCATCTTTGCCATGATCAGTCAGGGATAAACACGGTTTCGCAGTCTGCTTCGTCGATCTCGACGATCTCAATAAACTCGGGCTTGTTGTCATCGCAAGCACCGCCGCTGCTCTGCGTCACGACGATGTTTTGCAAGACGCAGCCTTCACCGATTTCTGCTGAGACCGCAAGGGTGCAACTTGAGAACGGCCCGTACGAAACGGCGCGGGTTATTACGGCAACTCCACATTGCGGCACAACAATCTCGCAAACCTTGGACGTGCCAGCAGGCCCCGGGACCGCAGGAATGTGGAAAACGATGTGGTAATACTTGGTCTCAGGGCACAGCGGATCGCTGCACACGCCGTCGCAACAGAGTTTGCCTTCAGGACAATCGGAGTTTTGTTCGCACGGGCAAGGCTCGCATGGGGCATTTGCGTCCCAAGTTCCGCACGGGCCTTCACTGACGCCATAGCAGAGCACGTTATCGCCCACGCACTCGCTGCAATCAGCGACAACGGTCACCTCGGCCGTCTCAAGGTTCTCGCAATAGTACGTGGTGGTGCATTCCTCGCACTGTGCTTTTGTTGTGTAGCGGCAGTCCCATTCACCGTCGATGATGCAGCGGCCACACTTGCAGCAACACGCTTGCTCAGTTCCTACATTCCCGTCACGCAGGACAGGCTTGCCGTTCTGAAAGGTGATAAGCGTCATGCTGCCGTGGAGCATGTTGCGATGTCATACCACTGGAGACACGGTCCAGATGAACTGTGCCCGAGTAGCTGAATCTTGGTTGCGTCAAAGTTTGGAAGCACCGAGTAGTCCATGCCCGCGTAGTCCATCGAGCACGTGGTCGTGGTCGTGCACGCCTTTTCCTGGCTGATTGCGTACCAGCCCCAGCCGTTGTGGCCGAGGGCCACCCACCGCTGCGTACACGCCGTCGTAGTCGAGAACGTCAGAAACTGGTTGTGGGCGACAACCGTGATGGCAGAAGCCAGAGGCTCGCCGTTGTAGACGGTCACAGTGGCCGTCGTTTCTTTGGCCCAGCCGTTGGTGCCTTCGTGCTTGGCCAGGAGCAGACGAACGCCGCGTGACATCGTGGCGTCACGCGAGCCGCTCAGATCCTGCCGGGGCTCGTCACGCTCGACGAGCCGAACGGCCCGCCCGATACGCTTGGCGTCGTTGAGAGAAAAGCCGAACGTGTCAGCCACGGCTTACTCCTGAAACACGACGTAGCGGATCTTCCCGGTGGTGCCGTATCCCTTGGCTGCCAGCGTGATCGTCGGCACGAGCGGCAGGACAGCGGCAGCCCCACGGCCAAGTTTGCAGAACTCTTGGATGTTGGTGCCGTCATAGGAGCCGATGGCCACGTAGGCCGTCCCGCTGGTGGCGGTGCTCATGTTGCGGAACCCAGCGTAGCCGGCGGCAGAGACGGCCCCGATGGACAGCGTCGCCACGGCCGTGCTCACGCTGACGATCTGAGCGTGCACGCCCTGGGCGGCCTGGTCGAACTTCAGGCCCGACGCCGTGAAGGTCTCGTTATGGTTTCCGTTGGACACGGCAACCGAGAGCGACAATGTGACTTCATTGGCCATGGCTATCTCCTACAAAAGCCCGCAAGTGCGGAGCATGATGGTGTGGTCTTTTTCGTCGTACGGCTCGATGGTCAGCACGTCTGGGTCTTGGCCGACAGCCTTGGCTGAGCCGTCATTGTTCAGCGGCACGGGCTTGCTCACCGGATTCCCGCCCTTGTCCATGATCGCCCGACGCTCGCCTCCGACGATCTCGTGATACCCCACGTCGTAATAGCGAATCCGCCAGTCGGACGGGTTGTACGTCCACTCGACAGACACGGACCACACCTGATTCTTCTGGTCGAAGTCGGCCCCGTAGCCGGTGACGCGAAGCGTATAAGGCTCTGCCCCCAGGAACGCTGTCTGGTTGCACGTATTGAGGTATGAGAACAGCGTCGGAAAATCCGGGGCCGTCGCGTTGGAGTTGGTGAACGTCAGCCGCAGCAGGGCCGTGTCTTCCTCGAGGCCGTCCACGGGATCGCCAGCCGAGTTCAGTGGCGGCTTGATCGGATCGTTTGGGTTCTCTTGATTCGACTCGCTCGCCGGCCGCCGCTCTTGCAGCGACTGAATCGAAATCTTGAGCCACGTCCGCTCTTCGTCAGTCTTGTTCGGTTCGTCGTTGTCGATTTCCGGCTTGCTGTCGTACTGAATCGTGGCCTTGACGCAGAACTCGTTTTCGCCGTCGTAGTACTCGAAGTCGCGGCCAGTCACATAGAACTGGATGCCGCCGACGTTTTCGTTGTCGTTGACTTGCGGAATCTTGCGATTGAAGAACTCTGGCCACGTGCTGGTGTCGTTCTTGATGGCACCGAAATCCGGCGCCGCATCGCAGATGATGAGCAGCTCTACGGAGCCGGCGTACTGGATGCTGCCCTTGTCGGACTTCGTTTCCTTGAACTGAAACGAACGCAGCTGGCGAACGGTGCGAATTGCCATTGGTTACACCATCGCCAGTTGGGCCTGGCCGAAGCCGGGGATTTCACGCACGGCAGCGGCCACGTCTTCGATGCCGTCAGCCGCACGCTCGGTGTTGTCGGCAGTCTGCTTGGCGGCGTCGGCACCGCTGAGCCGAGGATCGCCGCCACGAGCGAGCATGTTGCGGTAGGACTCGCCGCCGGATGAGCCGACAACCAGGGCGCTCAACTCGGAAGACGCAGCCTTGATGGCGGCACCGATGCTTTGGCCGGCAGCCTGACCCGCACCGGCAGCACCAGCCTTTTGAGCATCCGCCTGGGCGGCAGCAAACTCACGGTCGAATCCAGCAAACGGGCTGCCCATATTCTGAACGGCCTGCTCAAACGTGTCGGCCGCAGATTGCCCGTACATCTCGCCCATCTGAAACGCACCGTCGGCCATTTCGCGTGCACCGCGACTGCCTTCGGCAAGCGACGCCTGCAGGTCGCCGAACCCGGCCGCACCGGCCAAGTCCGCCATCGACTTCATAACGCGAGACACGCCCTGCAGGATCAGGCCAAACAACTCGCTAAACATCTGGCCGATCTGCGAGCCAAGGGCGACGAACACCTGAAACACGCCGGTCAGGAGCGTGACGGCACCAACGACCATGCGGATGCTGACCACCAGGCCGTCCGCCAGAGTCTTCGCAATAGTCCAGCCCTTGGTGTTCTCGGCGAAGAACTTGACGATCAGGTTGGACGCTGCGGTGATAGCCGGCGCCAGCTGGGCCAAGAACTGATTGACGAAGCCCTGCATCGGCAGAGCCAGCCGGCCAATCGCATCGCCCATGGCTTCGATGGCCGCAATCTGCGGGCCGGTCATCTTCACGCCCAGGTCGGTGAGCAACCGATCCATCTCGCGGAACGCCTGTCCTCCTTGCCGCAGGAAGTTGAGCATCCCCTGGCCGCTGCGGCCGAAGATGTCGATGGCCGCTGCGGCCTGCATGTGCGGCGGCAGGGCTGCAATGCGGTCGGCAATTACCGCCAACTGTTCGGTCGTGCTGAGCCCAGCCAGATCGTCCATCGTCAGGCCGAGTTGAGCGAATGCCTTGGCCGCAGCTGGCGTGCCTTGGGACAACTCGCCGACCATTCGAGCGGTACGACGCAGGCCGGTGGTGAGCAGCTGCTGACTCACGCCCGACTCGGCAGCCACCTGCTGCATCACCTGCAATTCACCAGCCGCCACGCCCAACTCTTGCGAGAGATTGTGCAGGGCTTCCGCAGATCGCGTCGCTGAAGTCAGGGCGGCAACCGCTCCAGCCAGAGTGGCGAACCCGCCCACCACCGGCATCAGCATCGGCATCATTCCGCCAAGCGTTCCGCTCAAGGCAGAAAGCCCGCCGACGCTCTTCTGAAATCCCTTCAGCTGCCGCCCGGCCTTGGACAACCCAGCAGTGAGCCCGCCCGTGCTGGCGGTGATGCTGACGTTTACGCGACCGAAATTGTTGGCCATGGCTTATCTCGGGATCGCGTTGAGCGTGGCGAGGATCTGATCTGGTGTCTGTGCCCGCTTCGGAACCGGCAGGAACTCCTCTGGCTTCTTGACGGGCTGCCGCTTGCCTCGGTTTGCGTTGTATCTCTGAGCAATCGCCACGGCGTCTCTGAGCCACTCGTCACCCCACGGCTCGAGCAGGTAGTAGCCCATCCAGCCGTACAACTGATCGACGCTCATCTCGTCGGCCAGCCGCTCTACGTCCCAGATGCCGAGCTTCAAGGCCAGCCGGTACAGGAACGCGAGCACCGGCTGCCGTTCTATTTTCCCGCCGCCTCCTCCACTGCATTGCCGCCGATGCCGTTCAGTTTGAATCCCGCATCGACGATGGCCTGCACGATGTCCGTGTCGAGCTCGCCAATCCAGTCGGCGTCGGCATCATCAAACATCCGCGTGCCGTCTTCGTTCACCACCACCATGGCGACGAATCGTGCCCGCACGTTGTCCAGATTGACGCCGCCAACCTTGCCGCCGGTCACGATCTGCTCGAAGCGGTCGCGGTCTTTAGCAGAGAACTTGGCGACGTAGATGGTGCCGCCAAGTTCTGGAACGTCTAACGCCACGCGGGGCCGAACGCCACGCTTGGCTTTGATCTGCTCACGGGTAAGAGCCACTGTCCGCGCCTCCTGTCAGCACTAGCTCGGCAGCGTGCCACTGAGCTTGATGGTGAGCGTGCCGCTCATCATGTCTTCCATCTGGGCACCAGCCTCGAAGCCGGTGGCATAGCCGAAGGCGCTCCAGAGCGTGGTGGTCGTGCCTCCACTGGCCCAGTAGACGTTGACGGTCTGGTTGGTCGCCACGTTCGCCATGTCGGCCGTCGGCTTCACGGCCGGGTCGAAGAGCACCTCGACCGACAGCTCGCCGGGATCGTAGATGGAACTTGCCACGAACTCCTTGGCAGACGATGTCATGTGCGTTGCATCGGCAACGGCACGCGAAACGCCGCCGTGATTGACGCCGGTGATCTTGAAGCCGGTCGCCGTGTGCAGCGCCGTCCCGAACGACACAAACGTGCCCTGACCGATATCGACTGCCATGGCTTTCTCAAGCCTCCGTGAAGGTGATCTCTACTGACAAATCCGTGCGGTAGATGGGGAGTTGCTCCCCGTTGTTTGGCGGCTCCTGCGTGTCATCGTCGCTCTTGACGACGGCCAGCCGAATGCTGCCTGTTACCTTGAATTGTAGGGCGAGTCGAATGGCTCGGGCGAGGTTTCGCACGCCCACGAGCGAGTCACCGATCGCCGAGATTGTGAACATCGCACGCGTGATTCCCGTCATGCCCTGCATGTGCATGAACGGCCCTCGGCCAGTGTTCTCGCGCTGGTACACGATGCACGGCAGGTCGGCCCCCTGCGGAGCCTGGACGGCATAGATACGCCCGCCAACCAGCATGGCAATGTCGGCATCTGCCGCCAGCAGCTGCACGAGCGATTCGTCGATGTGGGTGGTCGTGGGCATTACTTCTTGCCGTACATCTTGCGAATGGCTTGCCGCTCGGCCTCGGAAATCGCCTTGCCGAGAGCCCCGTCAAGCTTGCCGATAAGCCGTTGCTTGATCTGCGGCAGGTTGGCGTCGGCCCATCGCTTGAACTTGTCGCTCGCTGGCATGCCTTTGACCTGGCCGAAGAAGATCATGCCGCCTTCGTTGCCACCGATACGGGCCACCTTGCCACGCAGATACGGGTACTTGGCCGCGTTCGCCATCGGCACCTTGAGCACGTAGTCCTTGGGCTGCCGGTACTTCGTGCCGTTCTCCACCCACCAGGCGTGGAATCCCTTTTCCGAATTGTTCCCGCCACGCTTGGAGCGGTAGCCCAGGATGCCGACGGCCGTGGCGTTTCGCTTCTTCTTCTCAACCTTCACACCGACACTGCGTCGGAGGTTGCCGGTCGGGCCTCGAGGCGTCAATGCCTTGATTTCTGGAATCTCGTCTTTCGCAGCCTCGCGGACGGCAGCCCCGAGGTACTTCTTCTGGATGCTGCTGGGCAGGATGGCGAATCCCTTCAGGATCTCTTCGACGCCTTCCACAGTCATGTCGGTACGCATCAGTCCACGACCTCCGACACCAGGAGCTCGTGTTCCTCGCGGCGTCCACGCTCGACGGCCGACATGATTTCAAACGTGCGGCCCTCGGCCACCACCCGCATTTTCGGCTTGAGCCCGCTGGTGTACCGCATGCGGATGCGATGCGTGACCACGCCTTCGTTGGCCATGGCACTGACGGCTTCGCTGCCCGACAGCGGCAGCAGTGCGATCCACCGCTGAGCGAATGCGGACCACGTCAGCTCCGGCTCGCCGATGCTGTTGGTGCTCTCCGTAGGTGTCTGCACCTCGGCAAGCTTGTCCATGAGTCCAGAGCGAAGCATGGCCTACGCTCCGTAGATGACGAGCGTGTACGAAGCCGTGCCCGAGTAGGCAGAGACGTTGAACCCGGCCGTGCCACCAGATCGAGAATCGCAGATCGCCACGCGGCCGCCACCGGAAATGGCCACACCGGCCCCGGCCGCTTCGCTGCACACGGCAGCCGAAGAAGCCGCGAACGCGAACCGGCTTACGCTGGCAAACGACACGGCCGAGCCGCTGGAGTCCTTGTAGGCACTGGGAGCCACGGCGATTGCCACCGCTGCCGTCCCGCACGTACCAGAGAGCAAGGCCACCTTGCCGCTGCTGTAGGCGTCGGTGCTGGTCAGTGCGAGCCGCTTGAGCGACTGCACGCCGGTGCCGGCGGCCGAGTCCGAAAACGCCACGTCGATGGCAATGCGACCTTCAAGGCTCATGCGTACTGCTTCCAGCGTAGTGGCGAGAGCAGAGCCGACACGGCGAACTCAAGCTCCTTGGAAATGCTGCCCACAAGCACCGACTCGCGGTTGGCATACCAGTGCCCCACCAGCATCTTGATGGCGTGCACGGCCGGCTTCGGCACGTTGGCGGCCCCGCCGTAGCCGGCGAGGTAGGTGATCTGCACGGCCTTGTCATCCAGCCGCACGTTGGGCCAGTCCTCGAGGTACAGCGGGTAGGCCAAGGCAGGAACGTGGTCGCGGTCTACGCGGAACTGCTGCGTTCCAGACTGCGACCAC